TTATAGGTACGTTAAGCGCTCTATAAAGACGTTTCTGGAAGTATACGATGTCATCAATTTGTCCGAGGTTTTCACCTCCTGGTAAGGTAGAGATCTCTGTGCCTCGACCGCCTTCTCTACGCGGTAGCCAAAAATCTTCAAGCATCGACATATGTTTGCGATCATCTTTTAACTCTCCAGTATTTGCATCATAGACTAGTTTGTTTCTATAACGAGCCATAATGTCTTTCATATATTGCTCAGACTTACCACGAGGTAAGTTACCAACATCAATATAAAAAATACGTCTTTCAGGTGCGCGCGCCAAACGATAGATCACCAAAGAGTCTTCCATCATTCTCAATTGGTTGATTGGCTTCAATGCTTTATGTAAGTGTGATACAACCTTTTTACGATCTTGATTTAGTAAACCAGATGTTACATAACTAATTGCATCAGTTGAAATCTTAATACCAGAAGAGTTAGTAGCACCTGGCTTATCTTGATAAATGTAATATTCCTTAATACTTTCAACAAGAGATGCTCCAGTTACTGGATCTTTTTTCTTTTTAACTTCTTTTACTTTACGAATCTTAGCGGCATCAATAGGACGAACTTCTTGAATACCTGCTTTAAGGTTTGCTTCGTTAACAACTAAGTGATGATACATTCTTCCGTCGATGTACCAACGCTTAAACATATCATGTCCATTTTCATTAAACTTTAACATAGACAGCAATCCATCAAACTCTTCTTTGATAGACTCTTTTATTGCATCAGTTGTTTCAATCTCATCCAAGTTAAGTTCGACAGACGATTCCATCTCACTTCCTGTGATAGATTCATTTACAATATCTTCAATTGCAGCATCAACTTCTGGATGCATTGCAACACCACGATACTTCATAATCAGCTGATGATTATCTTTTGATTCATCTCCATCCATGTTGATGAACTGGCCATAGTGCGAACCAGATGCAGTAACATAACCTGCTCCATCATCATCGACAGGCGGTACGATAGAAGGTAGCTGTTTCTTATCACTTGCTTGGCGAGATCTACGGATCTCAAAACCAAATAATTTTAAACTGTTATCAGCCATTGGAATTCCTTAGAATGTAGTAAGAGAGGGCGACCGAGGCGGGCCGCCCTCTGTGGAGGTATTTATGAAGTTGTATTGGAAGTCCAATACTGATAAGACCAATCACAAACAAACTCTTCAATCTGATCATTTGCATCATATGCAAGATCAATTGGTGAGAGTACTGTTGGGAATGCATCAACAAATGTATATGTTTTGATAACAACCCCTGCCTTATCTAACTGTTCAACTTTCAAGTTAGCTGTGTAATCTGCAACATTGGTGAGACCAGTATTGTTTCTGTGCTCATTCATGCCGTTCATCCATTCTTCGATATTGTCACGAATCTGGAAGTCCACATCATTAATGATTGTTGTTGACCATGGCTCAAATGTACGATCGCCAGCGACCTTTAATTGACGTCCACGAAATGGTACAATCATTTCTGGAATTGTTGAACCTGGCAATGAAGCTGCACGAACCATAAAGGCTGCTTGCTCAGTATTACCAGCAACAAAACTTGGATAGTTGAGAGTTACTTGGAATAGGTTGGGGCGTGCACCGCCACCAGCCATTTTTGCTTTAAAGAAATCTACGCCTAGAATAGCCATCTGTTATCTCCTTATACGCCAGCGATTTCTGAGAAATCAACACCAGATCTCACAGCAACGAAGTTCAGAGTAACAAAGTTAATAGAGCGAGCTGGTTTGACTAACACTGTAGCCACAAACTCGTTTCTATCAATTACCGCAGATGTATTATTTGTCTCGTCACACACAACTCTAAAGTCTGTGATACCTCGACGACCTTGTACATCTCTCAAAAATGGCTCTACTACACCAACGAAGTTGGCTCTAGTAAATTCATCGTTGAACTCGAACATTACGTTTCGAGCTGCTAGTGCAATTGCTCTTTCGATAACCAAGAACAGACGACGAACGTTGATACGATCGAATGCTGATGGTCTTGCTAGTTTGGTTTTGTCACCAAATAGTAGTAGACCTTGGCCAGGAATGTTTGCAACTGGGTTAACACCTTTTCTGTAAAGCTGGTCACGTTCTGCTTTGTTAGGTGAGTATGCGATGCCTGTTACACCTAGATATTGACCTCTACGAGGACCACCTGGTGAGAACCATGCAGCAGCATTTACATCTGTAGCAGCCATGATACCTGCTGTTGAAGAAGCAGCTGGAATGTTAATGAATTTGTCATTAAATTTATCATACACTTTTAGATAGTTGTTATCAACTACAAGGTATGATGAACTTGTGAAGTCATCAGTTGTTGCCAATGTATCTGTCACAGGAGTATTAGAACCCACCACAGCAGATTTATTTGGTGATGCAACTACAACACAATCCTTACGAGTACCTTGAGCGATACTTACTAGATCGTTAGTAATTGTTACTGCATCTGACTTACTATTCATTGCAGGAGTGATAAGGAAGTCAACTTGAATTTGATCTTTATCTTCAAATTTGTCGAACCCACTCATGTAGTCACCTACATCCATCACTGTAGCATCTGAACCTGAATCAAGTGCAAACGTTTTTACATCGCGTACACCAGCTGACAATTGATAGTCTTTACCTGATGTTGCTGGTGTACCAGCATTTGCAACTGTAAAATCTGAGTCAAACCCAGGGTTCCAAATGTACTGAGATGTTCTGTTGATAACATCTTTAATGTAGTTTGAAGAACCATCGGCTGTTTTAGCATCTGATGCAACTGATACAAATGGGAATACTTCTAGAACAGTCCCTGCTGTTCCTGTGAAAGCACCACCTGCATCAACAACAGCTACATGAACTTCATCGTTTACCGCACCTGCGGCTTCTGCGTGAACAGAAGTGCCTGGAGCAGCATCGAAGCTGTTTCTGTAAGCCCATGTGCCAAATGCGCTGTCGCCAATGTCTTGTGGGCACATAGAGATGGACAAGCTATTACCTAGCTCACCGGGCCAACGTGCCATGAATGTGTGATTATCTGAATCAAAACCGTTAATTCCGTTTTCGAAATCATCTAATGTTTTTACTCTAGCATTAAGTCCTGATGCAGCTTCATCGTGGCTATATGCATTGTAGCCTCCTGTTGCTTCACCCGCGTCACCAAGAACGCGTACAACTTGTAGAGCATTTGTGTACTTTAAGAAGTACGATGCAGTGTGGAAGTCCACAGTCTGCGTTTCAGCAGGTGCACCAAACTTTGCAACCAGATCAGCTTCATTAGAAACCAATGTTGCTTGTTCGACTGGGCCCCATCTGAAATTACCAGCAAAAGCACCGGTTGAAGAGGAAACTGCTGGCACAACGCCAGATGCATCAATTTCTCTTACCGTAATTGCTGGAGATTCTGAAAATGCCATTTTTCTTTCCTCTCGAGGTTAATTTATAATAAGCGTGTCCATAATACGGTGGGAATCAATTATGTTTATTTATAATTTTAAATATCTGGCGCATATTCAATGGCCCACGGCTTACCTTCCTCAAATGTTTGGTCATCCAACCCATCATCCATAAATCCGAAAGGTGGAAGATCATCATCAATATCCTTTACTTTTTGTTCAAATAACATTGTCTTTAAATCAATGTCTGTTAAATCACCAAACTGTTGAGATCCTGCAAAGTAACCAAACATTACTAAGTTCATTACAAGATCATCGTGATTTCCATCTGAAGCTTCATATGACTGACCTTTAGCAACAAATGTAGATATCTCAAGTATTGTTTGTTCATCAACAACATCTAGCTTACCATTCTCAAGTATGTCTTTAAATCCAGAACAACCTAGACGTTTTACTTTACGATTCATTGTAATTCCAAGTCCGGTAGACTTGATTAATGATTCTACGTGTAAGTTTTCATATTCGAGTTCATAATATAAACCATGGCAAACTAAGTTACCCTGATCATTATTTTCCACCACAACATAAGAATTATTATATGCTTTGCACGTCTTTGCAATTACATTTGGAAATAGTATTGGAGATATTCTGTTGTTTCTATAAACAGCAACTTGTTCAAATGGTACTGTAGATGTATCAATTATACTAAACGTTGAATAATCTCCACCAACACCTTTTGCTACATCAACTGCTGTAATATAGAAATGATCCTTAATAGGTTCTTTATATATCTTTAAGTCACCACCTTCAAGGATACGGATCGGCGCTTTGGCACGTAACGTGAGAAGCGTTTGACCGTCAATAAGTGTATCTCCCGTCCCGAAGAAAGTGTTACCAAACTCTTGATCAAACTGCAATGCTGAAGTGTTAGCGACCGTTTCGGCTTTCCATTCTTCGTCTCTGCCAGGAACATCCCACCAGTCCACACGAAAGCCTTTATATTCGTTAACACCTTGAACTGCTCCTTCCCACAACTTATGAAACATATTACCAATACCGTTGGCTGTAGAGGTAATTATAACTTTTGTGTTTTTACCTGATGCAATAACAGGATATGTTGATGTATAGAATGTTGCAGCATCTTCAACAAATGCAAACTCGTCCAAGTAAAGCAAGTTAACAGACATACCACGAATTGATGATCCGGATGTAGCAGCTGATACAATACGAGAGTTATTACTAAACTCAATCGATCTTTTGTTAAGAGCTTTTGTTCCTGGCTGTAAGAAGAACGGAAGATTCTCTAACATTAGAGTAATCCTACCTAACATCTCTTGTGCAGTTGCACCTTTGTTAGCTAGAACAGCAATAGTTTGATCTGGATGGAATATTGCATACCAAAGTAGATATGCAACTGAACTTATAGACTTACCAGATTGACGGCATGCAAGAACAATACTAAACCGATTGCTATTGAAATGTTGGAACATTTCTTTCTGATACGGATATAAGTCGAATGGAACAAGTCCTTGATCAAGATTTATAACCTTACAGTAATTGATAGCAAAGTATGTTGGATCTTTGCTACATTTGATATATTCATCAACATCACGTTGAGTGTATTCTTGAACAGCACCATCTCTTTTGACAGAGATATTGCCATTATATGTGTCATTCATCCGGAGTGATGTCCTTCATCAACATCTTCTGCAAATCTGCAGTAGATCCTACAAAAACATTATTATTGGTTGTACCAGGTAAAGCAACTGGTGCATCTTGTTTCTTAATATCTTTTTTCTTTTTGTGAAGATCAACTAGATTACCATTAACATCTGCCATGGTTTTCATCATAGTTGAAAAGACTTCGTATGCTCGAGGATGTTCTGTAGCTCTTGCTACATCCATCATCTCTTCCATTGCTTCACTTCCTTTGACAAGAATATCGTAATAGTTTCTACGAGCAAACTCAATATCGTTGTCTACATTATCAGAATCAGCCATATCATTATCCACTATCCGTGTACGGGTTCACATCAATATTAAATCCAAAGTCACTGTCTAATCCAACGTCTATAGGATTAGGAGTTACAGTAACAGTTTCAAGTTTTGATTGATCAGAATCTAGAACACCAGTATTAGAGAATGTACCCAAATCAGCATCAACTTTTCTAATGATTGCACTACCATCATTAAGTGGTCCGTTGAACTGAATATGCATATCAAAGTCTAATGTATATATGATTGTTCTACGAGACTCCATTGGTCCCTCATACTCATCATTTAACACTACACCAGTCAATATGATTGGCACGTCATGCTTAATCTGGGGGTAATCTTCAAATGGCTTCATAGCTAGATTATACTGTGGGGGGAAATAAGGCAGTATCTGTTCTACAACTTGAAGCGCATCGTCTTGATTCTTAGCATAGACACTTAATTGAAATGATAGAGTATAAGGAACACCCTGGTATAACTTTGTCTTCTTTGTACTGTCAGTAGGAGATGTTAGATTTTGTTTTCCTAATCTTGGCAGTTGTCTTTCAGCAGCATATGATATATTAGTAATCTCGAAAGACATTCGAGGTAGTTTGATTGCAACTTTGGTATCAGTTACAAGATCAGCTTGTTCTCTAATTCTATCTAAAAACTTTGCTCTTGGTCCATACGATAATGGAACCTTGACAGTACTAATAACATCACCACCAGAGTTCTTTCTGATTACATATATGTTATTGAACATTGCACCAAAAGCCGATACAGATTTACGTATCCGTTGGTGATAATAATAATTACCAAACATTAGCTAGGATCTCCAAATGGGTTAGCTTCACTGAAGTCTAAGAAGTCACCTCCAAAGAAATCATTTTGCTCATTATCGTAAGATAGATCTCTTTCAACAACACTGTCAACAGTACCAACAGCATTTGTATCTTTACCACGAATTGTTATTTGATCAACAGGTAGATGGAACTTACCATCATCTCCACCAAAGTGAATCAGACTTAGTTTACCTGTCGATGCTTGCCAACCTGAAACTTCACCTTTTAGCTTGACACCTGAACTAAGAGTTTGTTCGGCCATCTCACCTACTTTAAATGTACCAGTAACTGAAGATAAAGTCAACTCAAAAGTATAACTTGAGTCAACTTCAATACCATCAATTACATCAACACCAGTATCAAGATCCTCACCGCTGTATTCAAACAGTTGACATCTCATCTTAAATACAGGTAGATTAGCTAGTTGATAGAATGGTTGTTCATGTTCTACATGCATTACTTCAAACATAGAGTTTGATAAAGGAAGATAAATGATGTCACCTTCTCTCGGACGTTCACCTTCTATTTCATTATTTGCTTGACCAACCGTATGATTCCAACGTTTTCTAGAGACAACAAAAGTAGCCTCATCTCTGATCTCAACACCGAACTTGGTGAACAAATCTCCTTCACCATCAAATCCTTCTGTGTTCTCAATATACATTTCAATCTTGTAACTGTTGTTAAACTGTGATGGAACATCTTCTCCAAATATTTGATTTTCATTGACAATAGTCCTTGGCAGATAGTACAGATCTTGTCCATACATCTTTAATGATTCTATAATAATGCTTTCATACAGTCTCTGTTCCGATCGAACAGCATCTGAAAAGTATATATTGCGTGCCATGTTAACCTATAAAAAAGTCTGGTGGAAGTTCCTGCTCGAGTCTCAAGTTCTCTCTAAGGCGCTCTATGTCGCTGGTTGCATCATCGTACAACTGACGGCCATTCAGCATCACTCCACCAGGCAACTGCATGCCCTCAAACTTAATCAAGTTAGCACCCCATTGCTGTTTGATTAAGGCTGTGGTGTAATCTTTCATAAAGATATCGTTGTATACTGAAGTATGCGTATCTGGATCAACTATAGCATATACTTCAGCTACAATATATTGACCTTCTTTAATATCTTCGTCTTCAATGTTTCCGAAGATATATAATCTATTCTGTCTACGTTGGAAGTTAACAATTGGTGACCCGTTTAAATGCATATCTAATGTTTCAAGATACATTTTCATCTGATGATAGTATGCCAGATCTCCTCCAAAGTTATGTAAGTCAGCAAAATCGTGTAAATGCATTTGATATTTGATTGAGAACATTCCTGTTCCACCAAGCGCACTGCTACCAAATGGCATTAGTTTTGAGACATATATAACATCATTGGATACAGGGATATACTTGTTAGCAATATCATCTGCAGTCAGTTGATGTTTTAAATATGTTCTTACCGTTGCATCTGAATGGTATTCTTGGTACAATGCAAGCGCATCGTCTACTCGATCTTCTAATTGATCTGGGTCAACATTGATTTCAATTACTGGATCGCCTAATCTACGCTTGCAATAATCAATCAAGGTGTCTCTACTATTTGGAACAGCCATGTTGTATCCTACACTAAAATGATGTATACTTTTAGTGTTATTTATATGTTTGGAATATGCTATGAAAACAGTTTTTACTAATGGAGTGTTTGATGTTCTACATCGAGGTCACTTAGAGTATTTAAAGGAATCAGCATTCTGGGGTGACAGACTGATTGTAGGAATCAATTCTGATAAGAGTGTTATTAAATTAAAAGGATCTAATCGACCAAGATGGTTTCAAGAAGATAGAAAGTTTGCGTTGGAATGTTTATCGTTTGTAGATAAGGTTTACATATTTGACGAAGATACACCGATTGAACTTATAAGATGGATTAGACCTGATTTAATAACTAAAGGTGGAGATTACAAACCAACTGATGTTGTTGGTAACGATCTTGCACCAGTAAAAATTATTCCCACTATTAAAGGCTATTCAACCACTAAATTTATTGAGAGGATAACGGATGACTTCGTTGGTAGAGAGCGATAAAACACAGCTGAAAGGTTTTGTAGAAAAGGGTTGGGGCCATGAATTTATTTGGGTCACCAACGACAAATACTGTGGTAAGTTTCTAAAGTTTAATAAAGGTGCAAAGTTTTCTATGCACTTTCATAGAGAGAAAGATGAAGCCTGGTATGTGTTAGATGGTGTATTTGATGTCCTTGTGATCGATACAAAGGATGCATCTGTTACGCGAAAGAGATTAGAAGCTGGAGGAGTTCATAGAAACGAACCTTTTGTTCCACATCAAGTTATATGTGTTGAAGCAGGAACAATTCTAGAAGTATCAACTCCAGATTCAGTAGAAGATAACTATAGAGTTTCCATGGGTGACTCTCAAAGAGAAAAGAAGCGGAAAGCATGATTATATGGGGTATGTCTAAAAACGGCCATGATTGGGCAATTGCTATTTTTAAAGATAAAGAATATATCAAAACTATTTCTGGTAAAGGCCGTAGACATACTCTTAAAGCTATAGTAGAAGCAGAAGCATATGGTGAACCAGATTTAGTTGTATGGTATGAAAATCCATACTTGAAATCTCTTAGACAACTGATAGCAGGTCAACCAAAACCATTTAGACGTAATAATATAAAAAGATATCTAAGAGATCTTAACATAAATTGTAAGTGGACTTATGTTGGTCATCACGAATCACACGCAGCAGCATTTTACAAAAGTGGCTTTGAAGATGCGACAATTGTTGTGTTGGATAGTATTGGTGAGTTTGATTGTACATCAATATGGCATGCAAAAGATGGTAAGATGAAAAAGTTACAATCAGCAAAGTATCCTCACAGTCTTGGATTATTTTATTCTGCAATGACAGACAGAATTGGATTGAAACCTCAACGAGACGAATCTACATTTGAAAGACTATCAAAGGAAAGTCATTTACCATTCTCGATGTTAGAAACTCGTATGGAGATAGATCTAGTAAAACAGTTTACTCCGCTGCCTAAGTTTAAGAAAAACTTGCATAGAGGTGTTCGAGGTATGTGGCCAGATTATAGTAATAAAGAGATAGCAAAAGCCGCTAGGATTATGTTTGAACAAATGATATCAGCTGTATTTTGGCAAGCAAAGAATCTTTCTGATAGTAAAAACGTTGTTGTAAGTGGTGGTGTTGCTTTTAATGGATGTATACAAACCAAAGCAGAACAACGTTGGGATAACGTATACATTCCACCTAATCCAAGTGATACAGGATCAGCAGAAGGAGCCGTTCTGGCATATCTAAACAATGGCAAATAGTATATTAGAAACATCTCTAGTTGCAACTTCTAATGATTGGCCAATTAATTTTCCAAAACCAGTTATTGGAGTTGATCGTAGAAACGTATTTACTGTTGGATCGTCAATGGAAATGATTGAAGGTGCATTAGAAGCAATACGTCAAATCCGATTAAAAGGATACAAGTTTGTTATGTTGAATGATGAACGAGGACGTCAGATTGCAGATGTTGAAGCACAAAATGAAAAACTAATGAAGATATTTGGTGATGCTGGTATTATGTCTATTGATACAATGTTCTATTCTATTGGAACAGAAAAGCAAGACATATATGTTAAACCATCAACAGGCATGTTCAAAAGATGTGAAAGAGAGTTTCCACATATTAAGTTTAACAAAGGTTGGTATGTGGGTCATAATATACATGATGCAAAAGCTGCATTCAAAGTTAAAGCAAAGCCTGTGTTAATTAATCCAACAGAAGAAACACAAAAGAAATTAAACTCGTTTGCAAACAAAAAGTTAAAGAAGGTTACAAAGATATATGATTCGTTAGCAGACTTTGAAGCTACTCTGTAATCTCAGGAAATAGACATTCGTCTATATATTTCCTAACAATATCAGGAGCTACTCCCATATTTTCCATCACTCTTGGTGTGTGTGGATTCTTCTTTTGATTGATTGCATACCAGTTATGTTCTTTTGTATAATCATTCTCTGTTTCCATTCCAATATTCTGTAAGAAGTATTCCAGATTAGTAAAAGCAAGATCGAGCAATTCATCTAGCTCTTTTGTATCTCTTACATTACCAGCTGATATCATAGAACCACTAAAGATGTTTCTAGCCCATTCTGGTAACTCTCTTTTCTTAGATGGAATAAACTTTGCTGCGCGACCATGGAACTCTTGCATGATAAAATGATTAGGATCAACAGGACTGAAGTCGTGGAATGCTCCTGTCACTTTGTTAGGTCCAGCAATAATATCAAAACCATATATTGGAGCAGGATCGTTTAGATGAGGATATACACAAAGGTGCATCATCCATAGCTTACGATCTTTTCTAGCATCAATGATGTCTAAGTCAGCTCTTCTAAACAATGCTGGATTTCGGTAAGTCAATGCAGGCCATTCAAAGTCGTGTTTATGTTGATCAGTAGAGTAAGCATGAACTCTATTCATCACACGTAGACTGAACTGTTCTAATCGGTCAAAGATTAAACTCATTTTTCAAATCCTTAAATAACTTGATTGCGTAATCAAATACTAATATAGCTTCATCTACCATATTATCAGATAGCTTAGAGCGTACGTCAGCAATTAATTCTTTCTTACGATCAAAACTGTACATCTGATGTTCCATGAATGTAATTCGTTTGGATATCATATTACCACCATACATGTCCCCAAAATGTCTAACATATATGTGAGCCCAACATTGATTTTCTGTCAATCCCCTGTTGACATAATCAACGTAAAGCTGTACACTAGGTAAACGTCTAACAGGATCTTCCTGACCTGGTTTTATAACTCTCATAAACCTACAAGTTTTGAAATCTTGTTTGATTTTATCAGCTCGTCGGATTTCTGGAATGTTATCTAATATACCATGCTTATCTGCTTGAGCTTCTAGAGCTCGATACGCTTGTTCTTGATTGAATAAGTAGGCAGCATACTGAGTGGGGTTGATATCCCCTGACATAAGTAACTTTGCAAAAGCTTCATTCTCTGCTTTTGTATGAACATCTTGTACAAGGTCTTTTAAAGCCATAACAAACTCCATAGGTGAATAATGATTTATGTAACTGGTGATATGATTATCGATGAATATTTATACGGAACTACAACACGTATATCTCCAGAAGCTCCAGTCCCCATTGTAGACTTACACTCCCGTGAAAAGAGATGGGGTGGCTGTGGCAATGTTTGGAAAAACATTGCAGCTGTAATGCCTAATACCAGGTTAAGTTGTTATTGGGATGAAGCTAATAAAAAGTTGTTTTATCAGGATCAGGCAAACTTTTGGTTACCTAAGACAAACAAGATTCCTTTGAAGACTAGAGTTATGTCAAATGGAAGATATATGTCTCGGATAGATGATGAAGAGTGGATTGCTGATACACAACTTGAAGATACATTTCATGATCATTGGTCTTCTGAGCAAAAGAAAGAAGATCATATTATTTTATCAGACTATAACAAAGGATCGATTAAAGATCCACTGAAGTTTATACAAGAAGCAAAGTGTAGAGTAGTAGTTGATCCTAAGTTAAAACTAGATAAGTACAAAGGTGCATATCTAATCAAACCTAATCTAAAAGAGTTTGAAGATTATGTTGGTAAGTGTCCAACACCCAAAGAACTTATGGCCAAAGCACAACTAACAAGAGATCATTTAGAACTGCAATATTTGATAATTACATTAGGTGAGGATGGTGTGCTACTAGTGGGTGATTCGTTAGAACATTATGAATCAATTGTAGAAGAAGTTAGTGATGTTACTGGTGCTGGAGATGTGTTTATGGCTGGGTTAGTACTAGGATTAGAGTTTCAGTGGTCTGTATCAAGAGCTACGAGAATTGCAAATCGACTAGCTGGATTGTCTGTATCCAAAAGTGGCACATACACCATTACTAAACAAGATTGGAAAGAAGCGAGTGAGGCTGAATTATGAGAATTTTATTAACTGGAGCAAAAGGATTTATTGGACAAAACTTTAGTAAGCTGCTACAGGACAAAGGGCATGATGTTGTTGAGTATTGTTTTCAACCATTCAGACCAACCAATCCAGATGGTTCAACAAAGTTTCCTAGCCTGGATGGTATTGATCAAGTTATACATTTAGGAGCTTGGTCTAGTACAACAGAACAAAATGTTCAAAAAGTATTAGACGATAATTATGAGTTTAGCTATAAGTTATTAATGATGTGTTGTGAAGCAGGTATTGATATGCAGTATGCTTCATCTGCTTCTGTATATGGTAGTATTTCAAAATGGCATCAAATAGAAGAGAATGCATCAGAACAGCCGTTAAATCCTTATGCCTGGTCAAAATATTTATTTGATAGAGTAGTTCAAAAGAGTCTTAGTAAATTACCTATCAAGGTTCAAGGGTTTAGATATTTTAATGTTTGGGGACCTTATGAAGACATGAAAGGATATCAAGCTAGCTTATTCCACAAATGGGTAAAAGCAGATAAAGTAATTAAAGTGTTTAAACAGAGTGATCTATTCTATAGAGATTTCATTCATGTTAATGATGTATTTAACCTACAATATGCAATGTTAGAAAGCTCTGAAAGTGGAATATTCAATGTTGGAACAAGCATATCCAAATCAATCTTATCGTTAGCAGAAGATATATCGGCTAAGTATGACAAACCTATTGAATATATTGATATGCCAGTAGAACTTCTAACACATTATCAAACATACACTTGTGCTGACAATAGTAAAATATTACAAGCTACTGGGAAAGAAGATTATCAGTTTATGACATTAGAAGATGTAGATTCTACATTGCATGCTGTACCTTGAGATACCAAATGTCGTCTGGCCACTCTTTACTGATTTTGTGATCAGTTATACGCAATCCATGATCTTTTAACATTTCATAGAATAATGATGGACTGGAACCCTTCACGTTTTCCATCAGAATAATCTGACCGTCTTCTGCCAAATATTGTTTGGCATTTTTAAAGAAGTCGCGATGACATTCCCAATCCATATCCATATGTTTTCTATGTTCTTCATACTTAATTGCTTCTTCACTATCTGGTAAGAAAAAGTTAAAGTGAGGAGGATTACCCACTATCAGATCAAACTTTTGCTCTGGCATGCTTTTAAAGTTATCAGATAAAACAAATTGCATACTATCTTCCAACCCGTTATCTGTAATTGATCTATTTACAATTTCTTCCAAAGGTTCATGGATATCTGATAACACAAATTCCTTTGCATATTTTATTGTTCGTAACGCAAACGCTATGTAACCAGGTCCAGAGCACCACTCTAGGATTCTTTCAACTGGTTGTTCACCGGACATCTTAACCATGTTCAAGATAATGTCTTCTAAATGTTTATATCCATACCCATCTAATTGATCGGCTGTCCAAACATGATAATGACCTACTGGTAACTTAACTAGATTCATCTACTAATCTCGTATTAAAGGAAATGCTAATTCTATAGTCCTCACTCTTGTTAGGAGGAACTTCATGATCAATATAACTAGGGAACAATATCATTTTACCTTCTTCTGCAGGTATGACCATGGATGAATACATTTGTTGTGGTGCGTTATCACTAATAAATGCATCAGAAAAACCATAGTCAGTACTTTCTCTACTTTTAAATAGTAAAAAAGGACTTTCACTATCTTCAGGTACTTTTACGTAAAAGACCCCACTAATCATACTACCTGGATGAGCATGCCTTTCATTGTATCCACCTCTGCCATTCAAATTAATCCAGATTGCGCTCATTTCTAATTTTTTCATATTGATGCTCAGACGATACTGATCTATCACATGAACAATAGAATCGATAACTTCTTTTAAATGGGGCAGATCGTTTTCTTCAAATAATTCAGGAAAGAGATTTATTCTCTTCCCTAACTCTTTACCTGACTTTCGTGCAGATTCATGCCCTTTGTCAATTAATGATAAAACATCATTAGTTACAGCTTCTGAATCCAGATCTCTCTTAGCAACTAAGAGAGGTTCTGAAAAAATGTATTCTGTTTTCATAATTATCCACCAAACTTAATATTCTTAACTGTTATTAGTTTACCATACTCAGGCAAATAAAGATATTCAATATCACTACCTGATAATGTACTGACAGCATCTTCTAGTGTCTCGACTAGTGGTTCGCCACCAAGATTGAAGCTAGTATTAAAAACAATAGGAATTCCTGTCTTCTCTTTGAATGCTTTGATAATGTCATAGTAGTGTTCATTGTCTTCTCTAGCAACGGTTTGAATACGACATGTTCCATCAACATGAATAATAGACGGAATCTTTTCTGCTACACCTTCTTGACAATTCACTGCGTACATCATATGAGGACTATCTTTCATTCCACGCAAGTCAAACCACTCATGAACATCTTCAGCAAGAATAGATCCAGCAAACGGTCTAAAGTATTCTCTACGTTTGACTAAGTTGACAAAATCTTTGCCATCTTCAAATGTTGGATCAAACAAAAGAGATCTGTTCCCCAATGCACGCGGGCCATTCTCACTACGTCCTTGAAACACTGCCACGATATTTTTGTTAGTCATTAACTCGACAATGTCTTCATGTGTAGCGTCTGTTACTGTTCCTCCACACGACTCAGCTGCGGCTGTTAAATCTTCAGTTGTATATGAATATTGAGGACCTAGATATACAGAGTTATCAAATACAGGACTTTTAATTTCATTCATATAGTGATACTGAAGCATAGCAGCACCAATAGCAGTACCTGCATCATTACTGATTGGCTCAACATAGATGTTAATATCTTCATCCTTTAGCGCTTCTAGGTAATGATAGTTTGCAACACAATTCAAACCATATCCACCAGAGATAACAACATTCTTTTTACCAGAAAGCTCAACAGCTTTTCTTATCAAATTAACTACTTGATCTTGTGTATCTCTTTGACAGTGCCATGCTATATCTCTACGTGATTGTAAACGTGTTACTTTATCTGAAGAATCTCCTTGGTTTGCATCAGCAAATTGTTTATCTAACAACATATAGTTAAACACTGCTCCATGAGGATACAAGGCTGCAAACATGTTACGGTTTGCTAAAGGTACAGCAAAGTCAGAAGTAAACATTGGTGGTATGTTAGGATTTTCTTTACCATATGGTGCAAGACCCATTGTCTTACCAGCTTCGATACACATAAAACTGCAGTACTCAGTAATAGCTTCATATACTTTAGTAATACCAGGAGAATCACTAATCACACTAATGAATGTACCTTCTTCTTCTAGTCGTTTACTATCTGACTCCAACTCAATTGTAGTTGGGTGTGGACCTCGCGAACCTTGATGTTTATATAAAGTTTTAAAATTAGCAGGATAACTACAATCAATGATACTTTCTGTTTCCCATAACCAAATACCTTCTTTCATGTATTCAGCCCAACTTGCAGTTCCAGCTCCATCAACTACTACTGCTACAGCATCTTGAAAACCCGATCTATAAAAAGATGAAGCCGCATGTGTAATGTGATGTTTAGTAGATAAATCAACTACTTGAGGGTGCTTTTTAGGATCACAGTCCCTAGCAATTAATCCCATCTTTCTTGCTAAACCTGTGTATACATCATCACCTGTGAAGTCTACTTCACCACATGTGTTCTCCAATGTTTGAGTGTGAGCAACAAACATCATATCAATTTTGTCAGTATACTCTTTAACCTTCATTAAAGTAGCAAACGGTCCACCATCATACTTGTGCCTACTGAGCCGCTCTTCTTCCATTGCAAAGACGATCTTCCCATCTTTAAGCAAACATGCTCCACCATTATGACCACGGGCAATGCCCAGAATATAACCAGTTTCCATAAACTAACTCTTTCTCTTCTTTAACACTTTATGTACAGATTCAATAATTTTTTTAGAAGTTTCGTCTTCCAAGATCATTAGATCTTCATTGTTTCGCTCAATAACAAAATCATGTGCAACTCTAAATGGTGCATACTCTCTTCGTCCTAATCCATTATCTATAATGGTAAAATCTTTGTTGTCAGGATACGATATGTTTTCAGGAAAGGTAGATCCAATGACAACAGTTGCAGGTTTACCTAATGCATTAGCATAGTGTTGGCCCACGCTATCACAACCTACAAAATAATCACAAGCGTTGATTACTCCCATCCATTGCAATAAGTTTGCTTGAGGAACAGCAGCGGCCATAGGTTCATGAGTTGGTATCTCAATGTTACTCATCATTATAATTCCATAGTCTTTAGAAAGAGTTTTTACAACATGAGCAATATCCTTAACCTCAAACGAACGACCAGATGAATCAATAATAAATTGACCTTCATGCTTTGCACCTGAACCTAATGGTTGAAACACAATAACTTTATCTTTTTGGAATTGTTGTTTAACTTGATTGACTAGATTGTAACCAAACGCTTGGTCAACTTTGTTTATTTCAAGATTAAACGGTTTTGATTCAGGCACTTCACTGAGATCATTGATCAACATATCAAATGCTTGAATTAGATTACATTTCTGTGTGAAATACGCATTGAGACGATAAGGCTCAGGAGAATGGAGATCCCTATCCTTTAATTTCTCTTTAAATAAATCTTTGTGATTTGATGGGTAAACATTATTTCTTAGCGTTTTGCTAGCTAAGTAAATTTCACCCCAGGCCTCAGCAACAATGACAACATCTGGATCGACATTTTCTTTGTACCATTCCAGTGCTGGGATCGCACATAGGACACGCCCGACCCCTCCATTAACAAAAAACGCTTTCTTCATGATAACTCACTTTAATTACATACTGTATCATTATATAGTACGTTTACTAAAACGTCAACTAGTTAGGTGCAATTATAGGATACACAGATCATACCCATACCACCAGCATCACCACCACAAGCGTTACAGCCTGAGTACACCTGTGAAGCGTAACCACCAGCAGATGGGATCTGCTGAATACTTGCACTTCCGGTTGGACCTGAACCTCGGCAGCAGCCTGCACATGTTGTACCATTCCAAATTTCTTCGCAAGTACATTGCTCAAAACCAAATATTGGTGGAGAAATTGATTTGGTCTGTCCGCTGTTTGCGCTAGTACCTATACACATCCACGGCCAGATTGCTGGAATACCATATCCAAAGTTCTTTGCGTTTTGGTTATCTTCATGACACCAAGTTCTGCTTGAGAATAGATGTGGGATGCACATATTGTCTTCACTCCCATCCCAACAGAAGTTCCATCCTGAACACATGTTGGCAGAACATCCATCGTTTGTTGGGAGAGCGCAATTATTCCACTGGCCCCACCCCAATGAACTTCCCACATCCTGATTCCAACAAGGATAGCACGACTGTCCGGACATAACTCTCAGACAGATTTTGTTATTACTACAACTTCTGATACATGAATCTTCACTATTGCCACCTGGAGTTGTTTGATATGCATAACAACAGTACGCACAACCAGCTCGGAGACAGTAGCACTCACCTTGAGCAACGTTAATTTCTGTGATATAGAAAGCACCAGAAGGACCAAATGGCGCGCCACCACAACAACAGTTACTACTGGTACCACCACCGGGAGCCCACACTTGAAATAGTACTTTGTCTACTCCTGCAGGAACACAGAAGTTACAACCAGAGCCACATCTATAATATCCAGATGTGTCACATACTTTGAATCCTGTTGCTCTTGGTGCTGCAAGTGGTTTTAGATAACACTCCCACTGTTGCACCATTTCTGGACAGGTATCTGTGCTCCCAGCAGTTACACCAGGTGTTGAAGCAGGGGTTGGATCTACAAATGATTGTAAACTAGCACCACCACCTTCAGCAAGTACCTTTAGTCTATCATTTTCTTTGATAGCAGCATGTAATAAAATATCGGCCATTTTTTACCCCTCAATCGGTAAAGTATTAAACAACACAACTAGACTTGCTGGAATTTTTGGAATACTGCTTGTTGGTACACCATTATCAAACTTCCAGGGATATGCCGTTGAAAGTGTTGTAATATGGCTAGCAATAGAAGTTAGATAATTATCAACCGCGGTTTGATCATCTGTATCAAAAGAATATTGATCAGCATATTTCTGAACATATGCTTGTCTACGCTTTGCCTCTACCATTGCTGGCGAATCGTTTGGTTTTGTTTTAACAACTAGGCTTAGTCCTAGTTCTTGATCCTGGTCAGCTGGGACCGGTTGATATGTCATTTCAAAATAATCGCTAAGTCTTGGGTTTGTAATCTTATTGTAAGTTGAACCATCGAATTGTGTTTCATCCTCAAAAGTATGAGTATACCCTTCAGTATCATTTCCTTCAACAACCATTAAAGCTCGTTCAGGATAGTCGGCTGCCGTAACTTCCACTATGAAGGTGTTACCTTCATCAGCTGTTAACGTCTCAGTAGATGTGTTAACAATTGCATAATCAGAAGTTTGTATTTCCACATAAACGGTATCTGGACCGTCATATGTATATGTTTTTGTTGCTTCATCAGCCCAAGAGTCAACCCAAAGTTGGTCTGGTACGCTGATTGTAAAATCTTGTGTCATAGTTGTTCCTCTTTTCAACCTTATTTATCAGTTAGCACCAACTAACTCTTACCATACCGCCTCTACCACTATCTCCATAGTAGCATGTGCTTTCACTATTTACCTGCACTCCAAAGTGTCCTTGACCTGGCCAGCAGAAAATACCGTTTGATCCGTTACACTTACATCCACCACAACAGTCCCCTGAAGTCCATGTCATACAACAATCTGAACCAGTACGTTTTGTGTGATCAATATCAACAACAGGAGCAGCTTTCCAATATCCATAGAAGTTTTGATCAAAACACCCTTCGGCATATACTCCAGGAATGCCATATACTGTTGCACTACCCACATCAGCTGTTGTGCAGCCATAATATTTTGATTTACCGCATACATATTCCAGAACACCACAAGATGCGCAGGAGCTATTAAAACAGAACCAACGACCTGACACACAAATACATCCACCGGAGGCTTGGTTAGGATCATCATTTCCGTGATATCTACAGCAGCTATAGGTACCACCATGTAGCGCTCCCATTTGACAGAATAGGCTTGAACAACCCCCCTGCGCGCATAGATTACACAATCCAAATCCAGTTACGTATGACGACTGTCCCAGTGAGTTACCAGATTCACCGGGTTGAGCATAACAACAATAAGCGCAGCCTGCACAAAGTACGTACTGACATCCTGGTACAGCGTCAATAATTACTGTTGCATATGATCCATTTTGGCCAAACGGTGCACCACCACAACACCATGCTGCTCCACCAGTTGCTCCAGCTCCCCATATTTGGAACTGTACTTTTGAAATTCCTGATGGGACCGTCCAAGTACAAGATGCATTACAACGGACAAAGCTTGAAGCGCTATCATATACACAAACATAGTTTGTTCCTACATCTGTTGCATCCAACAGTGGCATGTAAGTCCACCCAGTTGGATCCCACGGACATTCGTTTAAAATATCTTCAGGATTACCCTCAATCTGTTCACGCAGTGTTTCGTTGTCTTGCATGACTTGGCTATATCTTAAAATGTTTACCACTTTATAGCTCCTACTAATTTATTGTATTTATACATTCTATACATTGGTAATACTGTTAACTGAACCATCAGTATTGTAAGTAATAGTAACAAGTGTTGTTGAACCACTTACTGTTTCGTTATATGATGTTATTCGTTTGAAATTACCTGACGCATAACCAGCATCTTCATATGTAATATTAGTGTATTGGATATCACCAACTGTTGCAGATGTATATAGTCCACTTGCAGAATCGAGTGTTACATTTGAATCACTAAATGTTGGTGTACCTGATCCTGCACCAAGGTTGTTTGCTAATTCTAGCATTGCACCTTGAACATTTGTTGCAGTAAATACATCAGCTACTGATGGATCAAATCCAACACTATCTGCATCTAAGTTTGCAAATGCTGTATCAACATATGTCTTAACAGCTTGTTCTGTTGGAACAGCTGTGTTACTGTTACCAGATAGAGTACCATCAGAACTAAATTCGTTAATACTTTCACCCAACTGAGCACCGATTGAACCTAGTCTCAATGATGTCAAACCAGAAAGGTCAAATGCACTTGCATCCAATGTTGCTCGACCAGTTGCCTGATCAATTCTGAAGAAGTTACCTACTCTAAAGTTACCATCTTGGTCTGTACTTGCGTAGTAAACACGACCTGGAAGTGTCTCTGTAACTTCGTTACCTTGTGATGCTGCCTGAGTTGGTTCACCTGGATAGTTAGTAGTTGTCTTACCACCAGTACCAATACTCAAGAAGTCATGACCTGTCATACGAACTTGCGAGTAGTTGTATCTAATATTAAAGTGCTGACCGTAATATGCTGGTGAAGTGTTTAACTTCTCTTGGCTTAGTGTTAGAGTAGCTGTACCACCAATTCTTGGATCATTGTCTGAGTCATATCCGGATACTGTTGTAATGATGTAACTACGATTATCATCACCTAATCTTGGGTTTGTTGCGTAAGCTGTGTTATCACTATCATATGCTGGACCAGTTGTAAACTGAATACTACCACCAGCCCTTGGCTCTTCTTTCAATCCACCTAGAACAAGTGAGAAACCAAATTGACCTAGGTTTCCATTTCCAGCCAAGTCAGCTGATTGACTGTCTTGAGCTGTAATTGTGTCACCATTATTGAATGGATAAAATGTTGGATGGTTACCAATAAATCTTTCTTTTTCTGTTGGACTTGCTGCGTTGATGAATAACTGACCTGCGCCCATATTTGAATGGTTATAACAGCACATGTATACTGATGGCTGTGAACCACTTTGTCCTGCAGGAATCTTAAATCTTATTTCTCTAGCAGTTGCAGCTGCAAATCCTGAAACATACGCTGCTAAGTTAACTTGTGCAACACCATCTAGATAATAAGTTACACCAGTGGAAAATTCATCAGTTCCACCAATTGCACCCCTAGTTGTAGCAAGGTACATCGGATGGCCAACATTGGATGCATCGTTCTGTTCGAAGATGTATTGACGCTCATCAAAACCATTAAACGCTAGATCAATCTGACCGTTATAGTAATATCTGTAACCTGTACCTAGATATTCGGGTGGACCAACATTTACTTTTATTGTTTGACCTGACAAACCACGTTTCATGTCAGATATAACTAGTCTGTGGTTAACTGTTAGGTTAGTCTGAATGTTTTTAACAACTGCTGAAACAGCATCGTCAACTCTAAAGTCACAAGCTGTAAGAGTTGTACCTGTTAGAGTTCTAGTACCGTTACCACCGGATACATAAGCACCGTAAGCAACACCATTAACACCACTTGTTAATCCAGCATCTAGGTATAGATCTAGTGTGTTTGCATCCACAACGCTGACATAGTAATCATTACCATTCAGCTCTGTCATACCAACTACTCCACTCACTTCTGTCATTAGATCACCTGAAGTAAATCCATGACCTGCTGCAGTAACGCGAACAGGATTAGAACGTGTAGCGTCAGTAAAGTTTACAATTACGTAACCCCAACCAGCTTCTGATCTTGTATCAAAGTAGTTGGTTAAGTCGTAGTTAGTAGTTAGTTTAAACGTGTCACTATCTTGAACATCTGCATACCATTGACGTTTATCATTTGCCGCAAAGTCGCCTAATAGTGCTGACCACGCAGCTTCACCAACATTACTAAATGTAATTGCATCACCAGACGATAACCCATGTCCACCACCTAGTGTAGCTAGACCACCTGATGTGTAAGCTGTGAATGCTGAAGTATCAACACCAATTGTAAAGTTGGTTGAATCTACCACAGTAATTGTATAACTATTGCCATTAAGTTCAACCATACCACCAACACCAGAGAATGAAATGCTCTGGCCATTCTCAAATCCATGAGCTGTAGCTGTTGTAATTTGTCCTGGGTTTGCTGCTGTAGCGGCTGATACAGTTGCAGTTTTTCTTGTTGTAACAGCTGCTTGAGAAGCAATACTAAGATCTGTTACAATTCGACTACCAGTCTTTGTAGGCCCTGTGATAGTATCATTAACAGTAAAACCTTCTGAAGTGTTCAGTGTTGCAGGATCATATGTTAGTGTATCACCATACATATAACCATTTACAGGAAGTTCGTCACTGTCGTAACCAGTACTGATTGTACCATATGTACCATATGAGTTGTTACCGTTTAGTGATCTAATCTTACCACCACCAGATGACACATAACCCATGTCACAGTAGTAAGTAAAGCAAGACACAATCTCTGCAAGACCGTTATCTTTAATCCAGAAACCAATACCACCATCATGCACTTGTGTATATGTGTGGAAAACCATTGAACCAGCAGTGCCGGTGGCAACAACTGATCCATCAACAATTGCACCAACACCACCTGATGAGAATGCACTTGATTCTTTAATGTATGGTGACTTGAGAATTGTTGCACCTGGAGTCAATCTAAAGTAAACACCACCAATTGTAGCATCGTTAGGATCTGTAGGTGTAGTTGTTCCTAAAGCAAAACCTGTCAAACCTTTTAGGTTTAGACCTTCAATCATTGTTCCTGTGTTCACAAAGAACATTGTTTGTTGATTGTTTGGTGTTACACCATCACCAGAGATACCAGCACCAAAACCAATATCTGAAGTTGTATCTGGTTGAATGATACAGTTACGCTGACCATCACCGACAATAGTTACTTCTGGTGGAATATAGATAGGAAGTTGTTCGCTGTATGTACCATCTTTAACAAAAATTGTAGCAGGTGTTCTATTTGCAATATCAGCACTAATGAAATCACAAGCAAATCTTAGGCTTGCAAATGCATAGTCAACTGCCTGTCCATGATCCGAATCATCTGCAGAACTTGTAGCATCTTCAGATACATAAAAGATTTTATCGTTAGCGCCTGCAAATTGCCAACTATAGTTTGTTCCATCTGGTGTTTGTAGATACTTACCTGCGTTTCCTGTTGTTGATGGAAGCACATAACTAGCACCAACCACAAAGTTGTTCCAATAACCATTTGTGTTAAAGTCAACAAAGAAGTCTGCGCCTGCAGTGTGGTCTTGTGTAGCAATGTATGTACTAACACTTTCACTAACAATGTCGTCTTTTAGATATTCAGTACCTGAAGTCCAAGCACCCATATAACGAACACCACTGTTAAACTTTTCCCACTTTCCTGCAGCTAAGTCAGTAGCAAATACACCTGCTGTGTGTGAAATAAGAACAATGTATGTGTTACCGCCATGAGCAACAACATCGTTAATATGATATTCTGTTGCAGTTGTCCATGTGCCTCTATTAGAAATACCAGTTGTAAACTGTTCCCAATCATCAGTTGATGTATCAGGAACATCACCAATAGTGTCACGTTTTGCTTCGTATACATTACCACCGTAACGAACTGTTTGGCCAATCAGATATTGTGTAGTGGAAGCCCATACTCCTCTAAAGTCATTACCTGTTGAAAATAATTCAAAGAAGAGTGGATCGGTTGGAAGGTTACCCGTACTATTAGCAATACAACGATATATGTTTGCACCGTATGCAACTAAGTCTCCATCAACATAAGCTGTACCAGCATTGTATACACCTTCAGCGCTAATACCACTTACAAATGTATCCCAGAATGTTAAGCTGGATGGATCGGTTCCAGCTGGAACATCTTGTTTAGCAATATATGCTTGAGCACCATATTTTACAACATCACTTGCTTGATAAGCAGTAGTAGTGTTCCACTCACCTTCCCATTGGATACCATCGGCAAACTGACTCCAATAAGTTGCGTTGGGTGGAACTTGGTTCTGTGAATCTGCAATAGCAATGTAAACAACACCACCATGTGCGATACCATCACCAATTCGATATTGTGTGCTTGCATCCCAGTCAGATCTAAACTTAAATCCTTCTACCATCAATGCCCAATATGCATCATCAGTAGGTAAGTTACCACTTGATCTTGCTATGTTACTGTAAACATATACGTTACCACCGTACTTTACGATGTCGTTGATTTCATATGTGGTGCTGTTACTCCATTCACCAGCAAAATGAAATCTTAACTTACCGAGGTCTATAATCGTTGCCATCTTTCGATCCTATATTACTATACTGCTATTTATTAAAGATATTTCATCTTCAAATGGCCAGTACTATGGTTGAATTCAAATTCTATCGCATCCATACTAAAGAAATGCGCTTTGTAATCGTCTCCGCCAATGTTGTCTGCCTGAGGAAGAATGATAGCATCACTATCATCACTTCGGATAATATCTACTGTACAATCACCTGTTTGTGGACTTAGTTTAAAACCATAGAATGTTTTATCGTGATAAGAAGTACCATCATAAATACCTCCTTGATTATCATGTCCATAAACACTGTTGTCACTACTCATGTTTCAACTTCCTCTACCATTGTCATGATAATACTGAAAGCATTGTCAGCTGGAGCTGATGTATGAATTTCGTCGTATTCCTCTATCATGATCTTAGAGTTATTTATAAGAAGATCTACAGTATCATTAGCTAAAATTCTTTTATTATAAGCTAAGAATATTTCTGTTGATCCTCTGACTAACTTTACTGTTATAGGCAAAGCGGATCCGTATATATTTGTAGCAACGCAACTAACAATAAGATGACGTCCTGTCAATCCTGTTGGTGCTGTATACAATGTATGTGGTGTTGTGCCCACATTATGTTGAAAGCTAGTATGAAATGTTGCTGCCATATTCTATATTCTTTTTAGATTAGTTACTCATTATTTATAAGTTTGGTTACTTAGAGATTAACATAACTTAACAGTCCACCGCCAGCACCACCACCAGCTCCTCCACCAATTCTATTGGCGAGTGTGTCTGCGCTAACCTTTCTTAATTCACCTAACGTACCACTATAGTACAAGAAGTATTCTTGTGAATTAATAAACGAGTCAGCAAACACTTCTTGATGTTTTAGTATGTGACGTTCGTGTAATGATAGACCACCTTTTGTTCCATAACTTGAATCCCAAACCATATCACCAAAGCTATCTGCATTATCTACAAAATGTTGATACCATTCAGCTTCTGAAGGACCAGTGTATGTCATTGTGCCTAATGCAGAATCATATACAAATGATCCATCACCGCCTGCATCCACAGCTTGAATAGAAGCCCTTGCTCTTGCAGATGTGAAGTACATAGTACCACTTGAATCTGTAGCATTTGGATCTTCAGTAAGATGAGTGGTATTATGGTTTGATATATCAGAAACTTGGCCAGTAACATTACCCTGTACGTTACCAACAATATTACCATAACCAGTACCAAACTGAATGTTAGCATCTTGATATGAAGAGTCAGAAGTATTGATAGAAGTTGTTATTTCTGAAGTATATCCTTCAAAGAATTTAAATCTACCATCAGCATTATCTCTGAAAGCACCAGTTCTTGCAAACGGTCCGTCTGGCGGATTGTAGTTACCAATTAGACCAAGATCTAAGTTTGATGGAGCAGCATCACCTTGCCATCTTTCGCCTGAATCGTGACCAGTAGCAGCTTCAAACTCAAAACTAATTCCGTATTTTAGATCGCCACTTAAACCGTTTGTAGTAAGATTCCATAGAGTTGGTCCACCAGCAGATTCAAATGGTTCAAGAGAAGCAAAGTTAGAATCAAATGACCAAACAAGAACATCACCAAGTGAATCTGCATTTTGTATTTTCATATAGTAGGCAAGATCAGAATCACCAGTGTATGTTCCAACAAACGATAAATCATTAAGACCAGAATCTAGAGCTTGAGCTGTAACAGTATCACCAGCTGCAAGGAATACAAAGTTATCAGAAACAGCAAGGTTTGCAACTTTTGTTTGAGTTTCAGATCCAAGTAGATTTAAGTTACCAGCAATTGTAACGTCAGCATCAAATCTTGAATTACCTGAAACACGAATATTTTCAAAGACTTCAGCTCTTAATCCAACCTGAATACAGCCACCCACATTACCGCCTGTTGCAGAGTCAGCTACAAGTACAACACCAACTTCAAATGGATAGTTAGGGAACTGTGGACTATAGTTAACCAGTTCACCAGCAGAATCAGGTGAAACATGAACAATATCACCAACATTAAATTGTGTAGTATTTAATCCACCATATAAACCACGAACCGTAACAAAGCCGTATGAAGCATCTGGTATTTCGTGTGAAGTTAGACCCTGAGTTTCATATACTGTTTCAAGTGTATTTGATTGAGCAAGAGCAATTGTTGGAAAATCATTTGTCGCACCGGTAACATAAACAACTTTACCTTTTGCAATTGTGCTACCAGTATTGTTGTAAACTCTTACGATTTCATCTTGACCAATTTTAACATTCATACTCGGATTTGAGTATGTTAATGCATCAGGACCTTGGAAATAGAATAGATCACCTTCTTGTCTAGGCCATGGAATATTATCAGGAACATTAACATCTGTCCACTGATTAGGATCAAGTCTTAGAATTTTAGCAGATGCAGAATCTGTTGATAGATTACTTGTCGTAACAGAAGCTGTAGCTTGTACGCTATTAAATATTACATCTGCTGTACTATCAGTTCTAAATGTTCCGGTATCAGAATCAAGATCTAGTCCATTGCCGGCTTTACGAATTACTGCTCCAGTATATGTAATCTGGCCCAACGCTGAATCGTATGAAAGAGCACCTTGTCCACCTTGATCGTTGACACTAAAGTAGCTACGAACAGTTGTACGTGATGTATTACTACGAAGATCAGAATCAAAACGTGATGTTGTATAATATAAATTACTATCACCTTCAACTAAATCATTAGTTGTATATGGATCAAGTGTAAGTCTTACAGAAAACTCAGCTGAATCAAAGTACTGATCATAAGTTGCTGGATCAGATATTCTACGTCTTCTTAATTCAGGAATAAAGTATTGTTCAATATGAGCATCGCTTAAAGCATTACCTGTTGTTCCGGTCTGGTCATATAGATTAGCTTTGGATGCATCATTAGAAGTAATTGGATTTGGCGCAGCGGCATTTTGTGTACCAAATTGTCCATCTAAATCGATATCACCATATAAGTATCCGTCACCTCTACTATCTACTAAGAAATCGTAAAGAGGATATGTAAAATCCAAAACCGCAACACGTAAAATTTCAGTTTTAATCTTATCCCAATTTGGTGCAGCAGTACCAGTAGATATTTTTAACTGACCACTTGAAGAATCGAATGCAAATCCTTCAACAACAGCAATAGGAATATCTTCAATACTATCAATTTGTCCAAGAGAGTCAACAGCAAATCTGGCTACATTAGTTGCGTTACCATATTGACCAGCTACAACACCAGATGATGTTATTCTATAGATACCCAGATTATTATCATATGTTAAACCTGGTCCAGCAGAGAATAGATTTCGCGATTCCGCAGAATCTGGTAATGCATCAATCTGCTGTTGTAAACTTAATGTCGTTGGAGATACAATGTTTGTTGCAACAAGAGTACCATCTATATTGATGCCTCTGTTTAATTGCCAACGATTACTATCATAGTTAAATAAGAACTCAAGCGGCCCAGTACCATTTGCTGAATCAGTGCCAAATATTAAACCAGCACCATCTATAGCATTAGTAGTAGTATCAATATCCTTACCAATATTAATTGTTGGATCTTCAACTGTTAACTGACTAACATTGAATACTGCTTGCGATCCAGTTACATCAAACGATCCATTTACTGTCAAGTCGTTGAAGATTCTTACTGAACCTTTGATAGCAACTAATCCATCTGAATCTGCCAAATTACCAGACTGTGGATGAATTGTTATGTTATCATTTTCATTTTGTAGTAAAGGAGTAGATACTGCTGAATCAGCACGAAGTGCATTCATAATAGAATTAGATGTTGAATCTATTCTATAAGTACCAGTTCCTGAATCGTAATCAAGACCTAAACCAGCATTGAAATGTTTTCTCGTTTCAAATGCTTGAGGACCAATATATGTAAAGACACCAGATGATTCATGATATACAAGAGATCCATCACCAACATTGGCTAGTGAGTCTACAGAGATCAAGTCACGAACTTCAAGTGTGCTTGGACCTCTATATGTAATCACACCAGTTGAATGATCGTATGATAAATGAGTACCACCTTCATTATCTGATACAACAGATATCAAACGTCTGATACTATCTTCATCTAACTGGAATCTAATTGATCCGGATGCAGAGTCAAGATACAAATCACCTAGTGAAGTTGGATTCTCATCAACCGAGAAGTATGAGAATAAACTATCAACACCTGCACCACGGAAGACAAATCGTCCTTCCTTTTCAATATATGTTAGTGATCCAAGCCCGCCAGAATCTTGAACAGTTAATGATCCACGAATATCTGAATCGCGTGTACCAAAGATTGTTACAAGACCAGTATTCTTATTGTAGCTAACATCACCATATTCTCTTACATTGGCGACTGAGTCAGCATTATGAATAAAGTCAATAGCATGACGTGCATCTGAATCTTGATACTCTGAATGTACATCAATGTTGAAAACACCAGTTAGTGGATCATAAAGCAGATCACCACCAGCTGAAAATAAGTTTCTAATTCCAGCAGCTGTTGGTGTTGAGTAAGTAAATTTTCCTAATGCTGAATCATATACTAGTGATCCTAGAGCTGCTGAGTCTGCAAGAGTTTGGGCTGAAAGACTACTTCTAATATCTGAATCTGTTACTTTTGTAAATGTAAACTGACCAGATGATGCATCATATGCTAATGATCCATAATCACCAGCATCATTAGTAACCGAGAACAATGCTCTTGTTACAGCTGAATCAGTAACATCTACTGAACCTAGATCAACAGAGAATACACCAGTAGCAGTATCGTAACCAAGATCTCCACCAACATTAAACAGACTTCTTATTTGAGCATCAGTACGTTCTGTGAAACTTATGATACCAGTGTTCTGGTCATATGTTAAATCACCAGAAGTTGATATTGCTCCACGAATGTCAGAATCGTTAACTCCAACATGAGTTAAAACAGCATTGGCTTGGTCGTATGATAATGATCCATAATCACCAGAGGTGACTACATTTAATGCAGTACCTCCTTCGGAGGGTGGTGGATTAAGTACACCTGTGAATGTAATCTTACCAGTTGCAGAGTCGTAAGCTAAATTAGCTCCAACATTAATCACACTTCTCATATCAGATACTGATGGACCAGTATATGTGATTTCACCTGTCGGAGAATTGTAAGCTAGCGATCCAAAGCCACCAGCATCTGTAACAGAGATTGCTGACCGACCACGAGAATCAGTGTAATAAAGATTGGATCCTTCTGGTAGATCAGAAGTTGTCTTTAGAGCAAAGTTGGAATCAAACGCAGTAGATGTATCTGGAACATTGACAGAAAACTCACCTGTTGCTGGATCATACGTTAAATCATTTCCAGCACTAAACAGGTTACGAATTTGTGTGTCTGTAGGACCCACTAATCTTACTGTACCATTACTGTATGAAAGAGTTCCTAATGAACTAGAATCATAAGTCGCATTGAACAAAGAATGAATACTATCACTAGATGGACCTGTGTATGTAAGAACTGCAAGTGCAGAATCATGATTGAGTGATCCTAGACCACCTCCATCAGTAACATCTAATCCACTACCAGTAATTGTAGCTGGACTTACATGGATAAATTTTCCTGAATTACTATCATATTGTAAAATTGTACCGTCAGATAAATTAACGGAACCGTTAACATCATCAAGTCCAGTTAGACTACCATTGGCTGCTGACCCAACACGTATGGGTGTTCCAACAGTAACCTTTTTTACAATTGTGTTTGTACCAACTACAACCTTCATGTGAATTCCTTGAGTTTAAGTCACGGATGGTGTGACTTGGATTGTGCCTTCAAGGACTCTTTCTACCACTGTATTTGCATCACTATCTACGAAAGAAATCTCTACATCATATACGTATCGACCGGCTTTTAAAGCATCTGTTTGAGCATTTGTTAGAGTCAAGTTTACTATCCCATCAGTTTGGGGTGCTTGAATCTCTGTAGTGAATGAAGTTGATTCGGTGCTGTTGTATGTTTTTTTAATTTTACCAGCAACTGTATAGTTTGTCAGGTTTTTAGGATTACCGCTTGTGTCTTCTAACTCTAGTTGTAGAGTGATGTCGGTACCTTTGTCAATGCTTAATTCTTCATACTGGGCCATGTGTCAAACGCTCATTTAATTTGTGTTTGACTTTATTTATATGTTTAAATCTCACAGAACCCATTGCATTTGTTTGTTTATGAAGTGATACATCTTACCTTTTGGGTCAAGTTGATGAGGCTCTTTTACTGTCTCGTCAACAAGAAAATGCCAATAGTAATCCATATATTGAATTTCAATCTCACGAGTCTTTATCCAATAAGAGAATACAGTTTCATTATCATAGTTGAACACACGTTGGATGTTTGGATGATATAAAGAAAACTCATCATACTTAACATCTGTCATTCTTTTTATAATATAATCAAAGTCTTTGAAATAGTCAAGCCTTTTTATCGTTTCAGAAGATGCAACCATGATACCTGTATTGAACACATCATTCTCAGGATCAAAACCATCTTCCATTAACAACGCGTGAGCATTCCAATACTTGGATGCCGGATTACGAATACACATGTTGTATAGCTTAACATCCATGACTTTACCACGGATGGCAAGTTTGTTACACTCAGCAACAATAAAACAGTTTTCTATATTATGTGCTTCGAATATATCATCGGTGGTATTTGGAACAACATCAAAATCAAGATAACAAACTTGATCATATTGATCAGCCATATCTCTCATAACTCTATGCTTATAGAAGTTTACAATATCATACTCTGATATTTCAGGATAGTCCTTTTTTATCATATCAAAGAACAACTGATAATTATCATCATATTCAAATAACAAATAGTCTGCACCTATACTATTTGCATATTCTCTTTGCTTTGCTGTTAGTGCTTGAGCATTATTCAGCAATGCCATTTTTGTATTGTAACTTTTCTTTGTTACAACTTGTACATCGTTTTCATACCAGCCGGGATTGTCTAATCGTTCTTCAGGAATATCAATGAAGATACTAAACACTACTCTCTTCATAAATATCCTCTATAATCTCTTTATATGCAGCTATCAAACTAATAATATCTTTAGCTTGTCGAATTTTCATTTTAAGTTCACGGTCCGGATGTTTTTTAATCTCTTCTCTATTGAATAAAGATATTTTAGATTTAAACACAAAGTCTTCATCTTCATTTTTTTCAAGCAAGGTATTTACAAATGCTTGGCCATCTAACGTAACTGATGATGAACTTTCTTTAATAGACATATTCTTTCTAAACTTTGCTAACAACTGAGCTTTTTGTTTATCAAGATCTTTAGCTTTTTCGACTGTTGGTTGAGCTTTTTCTTTCAAGTCAGTCTTTAGCTGCGCTAGTACTTCAGCCTTCTTCTTATCAATATCATTATGCTGAGCTTCAACTTTTTTCTTTATTGATTCAGCCGCATCACGTTGTACTTGAGCAAACTTTAATTCTTCTTCAATTACTTTAGCAGTCTTTGCAATCTCCTCTCTCTGCTCCGATAATTCGTTTTCTATCTGTCTTTGCTTTTCCAAAGCATAGATTTCAACTTCCTTTGAAAGGATTTCCATCTGTCCGCGTTTGTACTCTTCAAATAGTTCATAGCGTTCTTGGTCCTGCGCATCAAGATCTACCTGCGCTCTGGCAATCCACCTTTCAAACTTGGTTTGAGCAATCTCCTGTGCCTTAGCTTGGATCTCTGCTCTATAGTTTTCTTCTGCTCCATCATAAAAGTCTTTTGTATTATTAGCAACATCTTCTAAGTTATATTCATCGATAAAATCAAGAAAATCTTGATTATCGTAATCTACTTGTAAATACCATGAGGAGAAGATCGATGAGTCATCATCGCAGTATAAAACTTCTATTGTCTTTTCATCAATGTCAACAAACTTAGCGGAGTGTATCTTTCCGGAAAATCTTGCCATTATATAATTCACCTCTCATTTATATTAGTCCAATTCTAAGGAAATATGTTGATTGAACAGTTGGAGTACCTGATGGAACATTTTGTGCATAATACGTACTACCATAAACATAGTCATATCTTGTTAAAGATCCCGTAGTATATGTATCTGTTATACCAGTACCTCTTGCATTTCCAAATGAAGTATCAGTTGAAACATAGTATTGATATCTAAGTGTTGTAGATGCATAGTGATTTACGAGCGCTTGCATCATTTCACCAAAAGTAGCTCTTGGTGTTATTTGTAAGTCGCAATCATTTAGTCTCATACTAACAGGAGCAATATAATCAAATTCTGCGACTGGATCAACTCGATGTAGCCAAAAACGATTTACAGTGGTTGGTTGATCTAATGTCTCAGGTAACGAACCAGATGCAAAAGCTGCTATGTCTGCGTTTGTATCTGCGGCAACAGGAGCAGATCCAATTTGTGTTGCATCAGGCTCTGATTGGTTTGTAGATATGAAATAGGTACCTGCTTGAGCGTACGGCTCAGTACTAGCCAGTACTAATTTATTTAAAGCTGGACTTATGAATGTATCGTAAACGTCTGTAGCATCCATTGCTCTAATATCATTTGTGGAAGTTCTATAAACAGGATATGAAAAATTACCCCAGTTAGTTCCTGTTCTATATGGGAACGTCTGATTAGTAATTGTCTGAACAGTATTGTTATATGCAACAGTTGTAGTACTTGTAGGAGGCGCAGAAGGTGGTGTAGCCGTTGTAGAACTAGCTATTGCACCTGCAATAGCACGTGTTTCAGTAAGCTGATTGAGATTACCGTTGCCTTGATTAATTGTAAGTGCTACAGAAGGACTTAATCCATATTGTCTGATAACTTCATCGATTACTGTGTCTACATCATCAACAGTGAAATCTCTAAGGTTGCCAGAGCCCTTGTCTAGTTTTAGTGGACGTCTTACAGCCATAGTGAATCCTAGTTATACGTTTGCACCATATATGGTCTTACATACTACTCCGTCTGAGTCGTACAATATTAATGATTCGGGTCCAGCTAAGTTTGCAGACGTTAGAGGAAAAAATGTATTAGAAACTAAAGTTGTAATTCCGGATGAATCTAATCTTGCTAGCCCCCAAATCTCGTTGATTGCTCCAACAAGATCCGAATCTTCTACGGTACGAAGTTCAGCCAGGTCACCAACATTAAAAGATATCTCATTGGTTTTATCTTTCCATGTGGATACTAGATCATTTATATCTACTAATGTTCTTGCCATTTACTTCTCCGCCATTTGCTGCAGCATTTGTTTGATTACTTGTATATCAGACTTTAATTCTGCTACATCTTTCTTCATATTTAGGACTTCTTGTTCTTTCTGTTCGCGAGCAATTTTAGCCGCTTTTGCTTTTCTTATTTCAAGCTCATTAACATTTATAATAGCTCTGGTAGAAGGATCTCTAACATATCCGGTTAATCCTTCTACTGGTAAGTGTTTTTCAAAATCAACATTGCTCATTATGTAGCCATCGCAATTACGCGCAAATCCTTAAACTGTGGGACCTTAGCGTTATTATAACTTGTCATGACAAATTTAAAGATGAAGCGTGTGAAAGGTACAGACAACCCACTTGACCCACCAACAACATATTGATAATCCCTAAACACATCTGGGTTTTCATCTGTTGGTAATTCTTCTTCTCTAGTAACTTCTGTCCAAGCAATATCATCAAACAACTCATCACCATTTGCTGTCTTGAAGTATAGTTTAAAGTCAGATGCAGATGGTCTATTTGCAGCTAAGATAACTTTCAAGCCAACCGCTGATGAGGATAAAGTAACAGGTCTAGTAATATGTTTAGATAGAACTGTGCCTGCAGCTCTGTCAGTTTCTGGAACATAAGTCAGTGGAACATTAAAGTTTGTTGCTGGTGCACTTGCTGGATTGTCAATTCTATTATGTGTCAACCACAACGATGTTCGTTGCATGTCAATCACAGGAGAAACATAACTTGTATCTGAAGCCATGTCAACAGCAATGGTTGCTGACTTTGTTCCTACTGCCAATTGTAGCTGTTCCTGTTTTGCTGTCATAATAATACGTGGAGCATCTAACACATTACGTTCTTTAATTGATAGTGGAATGTATGTGTTATAGATATCATATATTGTTTCACTACCAGCGTTTGATCTGCCTGTAGCAAAGTTACCTGACACAGCTACGCTTGTACCCTGAGGAAGATTGAAGTCAATGTTTGGCCACACTTCTTCAAAAACAATTTGTCTATTGATTGTAACATCAGATCCACCAAATTCTTGACCAACATTTCCAGTTGTTGCTGAATCAGCATTAATGGTAAAGAAATCATTATCAACGGATTGTACAAACTTTTCACCCATAATAGAAGATGTTTGTACAGTTGATAATGTAGTATTTGCAGGCAATCCAGAAATAGTAACCCGATCGTTTTGATTGAATCCATGATCAGGTGCATAGAATCTCATAACTGCTGAACTGTCAAAACTTCTAATTGGATTCTCATCCAACAAGTAGTTAGGTACTTCTGTATTTGTCAAAATTGCTTCAGCTGACCCTGAGTTAAACTCAGCTCTATACAACTTAAACATCAAATCTCTTTCTTGATCTGGTGTCCATGTAGTTGTATTTTGGGACTTAAACAATGATCCAAGAGATGGTTGTGAAGTAATTCTCTGCTCTGTTGATCCTAAGATAAAGTCTCCTGCTTTTGCAACATATACATTATATGCGTCTGTCTCTGCAATTAATACTACAGCATATTCTTGATAAGGCAACAAATAAACTGGCTCTTCAAACTCAAAGTTTGTTGCTACTGAAGCGTCTGTGGATGTGGTGATACCTGTTGGAGCTTTAAACACAACACTACCAGGAACGATATCTTCTGATGATGGATGTCCATTAACCATTGGTCGTAACTGCAATTCAACAGGAATAATATCATCTTTTGTTTGGAAGAAGATATCAATGGATGTTATAAAGACACCATCTTGATCAGGAATAAAGAACGATTGAGCTAGTGGATCTCTCTGACGAACAGTTCTTGGAGGTACAACAACTTGTCCGTTAATTCTACGTTCACCTGTTGCAACATTCCACAAGTGCATGTTACGACCCAAGTTTTGAGTTGTTGTTGATGTGGAAGTTCCAGTTCCAGTGACAACGTTTCTGACTCGTGTTGTTTGAATTGTTCTCTGTCTTGTTTCTAAAGTACCTGTTGCTACAAATGGTGTAACACCAATCGATGTTGCATTGTCTTCATTATTAGATGAAATGTCGAGAAGTTTGAATTCTCTCGTACCAGTTCTAAATCTTAGAGCGTTTGTGTTTGGAATTAAGAATTCACCTTCAACCGCACCCTCATCATTTGTAAACAGCACATCAGCACCTTCTGGGATACCTGTTTGATTGTTGAGACTATTTCCAACTTCTTGATTACTTTCAGCTATACGAGCAAAACTAGTTTGACGTACCCATGCTGATACATCAACACCATCAAAGAAAGGCCACAATCTTGTATTAGGTTTCATACCTTCTGCCTTGAAGCTAATTCTACGTGATCTCATAAACGGAATCAATGCTACATCAACTACTCGGTCTCCAACAACTCTTCTGATTGTTGAGAATGATGCAACTCTAGCAACAGCTGATGTAGTTGTTACAGTTGTTGTTCTTCTTGTTTCAACTCTAGCTGCTCTCCAGTTACCAGCAGACCCAAAACTCAATTGAACATTACTAGTTGAGGATCCTGCAGTTTGACTTAGAGCTTGAGATCTTGTATCACCTACTTGTGTACCTGCCCAGTTCCATTGAGCGTTGTTAAAGAGTTGTGATTGACTACCACTAAAGTTATTAGTTGTTCCACCACTCACTGTTCTTGCTGCTGTAAATTGAGTTTCTCTCCATTCATCAGATGAAGGTGAAAGTGTTATTGTCCCCAAGTTAGTAATAACATTGAAAGGGTTAATATTCATAGTCTCTGATACTTGAAGCTGATCAATATATCCTACTTGGCTAAACTTTCTGTATACGTTATCACCTTTGAGAATTACATTTGTTGACTTATCAGAATCATATCTTAAACGAACAGCTTCTTGGTTGAAAGCAGGACGTAACAATTTATTCTGTGGATCAATAGAAGCTCTATATTCAGGATGATCGAACGATGATGCTAACTGATCTGAGAAGTTATCAACTAAGAATCCTGCTTTTGTTCTATCATTACCACTTGCATCAAGAACATCTAAGTTAGATAGGTTTGTTTCAAGCAACGAAAGAGTTGTGATCTCTGTAAGAGTTTCTAGTTTTGATGAGATATCACCTACATCTTGCATTTGATATAGTTTTGTTTCTAACGGTTGTGTTCCAATATCTGAATCGTTTATTGTAAACGCATCCATTGTGATATTAGCTAATATCATTTCGTTTGGTGATGCTGGAGGGAACTTAGGGTTCAATGCTGAACGACCTTGCTTTACTCTAATCAGTCCATCAATGTCAACAGTCACTCTGTCAAAACGAGGTAGATAATATTCAATATCAGCTGTAATTAAATCTGTGTCATCTGGTAGTTCATTGATACGAGCATTACCAGATTGGAAATCAGAATCAGTATCATCAATTCTTGGACGGAAGTCAAGCACATCTCTCAACTCAACCTTTTGGCCATTCTTTAGTGTATGACTTGGAATTGAACCATAATCAACTTGCCCAGAATATGATTGAGCTGCAAAGAAGTCTCCAGATGCTCCATGTGTGAAGTAACGGAATCTTGCAAATACGTTTCCGTTTGGAACACGTGCTGTAGACTTCAGAATAGCTTTAGCTGGCGAGTACCAATTGTCTCTTTGGCCATTATCAATAATAAATGAGCTAAATAGATTTTCACCATCAGAGTCTGAATCACGTAACCTATCTAGTTTAAACAAATCTGGTTTGCCTAGTGCTAGAAATTTAACTCCGTTGTCTGAATCCAATGGAAGACTAACTGTTGTTTCTACTAGAGTTTTTGATCGAACATCACCTGAAGCCTTATTGACTTTACCAACAATTCGGATTGCTGTTGAAGCAGGACCACCGGATATAGATACAACCTGAGTACCTGCACCCGTAATAGTAATACCTGTTTGAATAACACCTGATACGTTATCAATAATGATCCAATCATTAGTATTTGCAAATGTCTCACCACTTGCTGTTAGTGTAAGAGATGCAGCACCTGATCCATCTAGTGTGGCCAAAAACTGACGCTGCACTTCAAGAGAAATGTCTGACATTAGTTTAGGACGATTATGAGTTAATGGAAATAGTAGATTATTATTCGCTGGATCCTGAATTGTTTCACCAAGAACAGTGACAATATCAGCTGTGTCAATCGAGCTTGTACCAATTGATGCTACATCGTTAATTGAGCTACCAGTATTAATTTTTACATCAAAAACATAGAATCTATAATTTAAACCATCTGGTTCAATGTGACGAACTCTAGCAGATCCAATAATGTTTCCTGTCGCACCTGTTGCATCATATAAATTCTCTTTTTGGAATACATTGATGTCTGGCAAACCCACAACATTGTTAACTACAAAATAGTTACCATAGTCAGTAGCTGCAACATCATTATTCACTGTAATTGTATCTTGTGCCCGTGGTGTTCTCAATCTTGTTGTGAAGTCACGATGTGCTCTATAGCCTTTTACATACGCAGTGCCTGGTGAGACAACTGTTTGTAAAAAAGTTGCGTCTGAATCATCTTCATGGTGAATGAAGAATGGTTCCACGAGAAAGTTACCATGAATCTCATTTGTTCTGAGAGCCATACGATCTTCAATTTTTGCATACTGGTTGTTACCTTGCACAACATCAAAGACGTTACCATTAATAATACGACAGAAGTATACGAAGTTTTCATCTGAGTCAACAAGATCTTGTTCTGTTAAGATCAGCTTGATTCTATATCTGTCAGCACCTGGTGCGGATCTGTTAGGTGTTGCACCTTGGTTATCAAACAACGCTTCTGTATCATCAGCAGTTACAACGTCTTGCTGTACTTTAAACCCTAGAATAGTAGTTGGGGTTTCAGTATACTTACCAATAATTGCTGACTGCTTTGGTGTAAATACAAAATGACCTTGAGTGAAAAAACTACCAGTGTCAATCGAAACCTTTGTACCAACACCAACAGCTGGATTAGCTGTTGTGTTTGTTGATTGTACTGTTAGAGTAACACCCAACTGATTAGAAATGATATCTTCACCCGCATCCATCCGAACAGGATTAGCACCTGGCGTACCACCTGTTGTGTCAGTGTATGTAACATACAATGTTGCTGGATCTGATCCAGTTGCTGTAACAACTTCTAGAACTTTTACTTTTATTCCAGTATCATTTCCTTCAAATTCTTTACCAGGAAAATCTGAAAGATCGGAAGGCAAAGTATTTGTAGTAGTATCTAATTTTATAAACTCGTATCTATTGTTAATAGTTATCCCAGCAGGAGCAACGTTTGCACCTTCTTTGAAGATATTTCTTCCAAAGGTTTCAATTTCTCTTTGAATAATAGTTTGGAGTTGTGTCAACTCACGAGCTTGTAGCGCTTTACCACTATTGAAGAGAATTCGATGATAGTTAGCACTATCGGCAAAGTCATCTTTGTATGTTTTGCTGAACAGGTTATCTGTAAATTGTATTGGCATGTTCTACTCTCAGAGTTGAATTATAACTTTTATGTCTTCTGTCTGCTCGCTAGCTCTTTCAATAGCAGCTCTATTATCTATGTAAATAATTTCACCTGATAAAGGATTAACTTTTAGTGTTTCGAACGCATCTGTATCTGAATCTGCGTTTGCAGGTTCCAAAATACCTTCACCAACACCGTCTAGCTCAGTAACGGTTTCTGCTTCTTGGAATGGAGTAAATCCAGTTACTTCTGTTTGATGATACCACACAACATTTGAATCTTGTGCATCCACATATGCTTTTGCACCTGATATTGTACCTTGTATTGTATTGTCTTCTGAAAATGTATTTGCAACAGATTGGAATCTTAATCTTTTTAGTGAACTACCTACCTGTGCTACAAAGTCAGAATCAGTTCCTGGTACTTTTGGATTCTTAATGATTGCAACTTGTCGGAAATCATTTGTTGTAATAAATTCTTTACCTTCAGCTCCAGCAATCTGTGAGTTGAACATCAACGCTGTTGATCGTAAATCGTTTCTTGGATCAGCACCTAAACCACCCAATGGTGCTAGGATAGGTCTAGCCTTTGCACCTGATCCTCCACCACCAAGTAAACTGACAGAGGCATACTGATAATTTTTACCTAATGCTTTACTTTGGTTAGAATCGTCCATTTCAATTTTAACTACAGAGCCACCTGAAACAGTTGCAGTGGCTGATGCAGTCTTTGTACCATTTCCAACAATAACTACTTGTGGAGCTGATGTATAACCAGTCCCACCAGATGTGATAGCAATACCAGTAATTTGACCTGGTACCGCAGCATCTTGCACAGCCTTTTGTTCAATAGCTAGAGCAGATGATGCAGAGTCGACTGCTGCAATGAACTGAGCTGGAATATAATTTGCAGATACAAACTTTGTTGCGGTAAGAGCACTGATAGTATACAGATATTTCCAAACGTATCCATCTGGAAGTTCAAAAGCATATGTTAGAGTACCTGTTGGTTGTACGGTTGATGGAACAGCGTTACCATTCGCATCTCTACCTTGTTGGATACACATGTAAACAGCATTCTCAGAAGTAAACACATAATATGCGTTTGTTGGATATCCCACTACATTGTCGTCAAATCCAGAATAAATTGTCCCGGACGACCAGTTGTAACGAGGGATGACATATTCAACATCTTCGGCATTTTTTACACCTTGCATTGACAGTCTGAAGTCACGAACATCTTTAACAGTATTGTTTGGAGTTGGTGGAGTATCTGAGCTATCCCAGTTCTCTGAACGACCAATACCAATATAGTATGTGTTATTTGAATCCTTGACGTTATCATAGATGTTGTCTAGAATTTGTCTTTTAAATGCGTCTGTAATAATTGCAACCATTTTATGTTCCTATTATAGTATGGCAACTGTTGACTGATTACCAATCAGATACCAGTTTAAACCGTCCCAAACAACTTGGCAAGCGTCGAATTGTTGTAGTGTAAATGAAGTTCCTTGAGCAAAGTTGCTAGGTGTGATGGTAGCGTTACCTGCTCCTTTATTTGTAAATATTTTATACTCACCAACAGTTGTACCAGCGTTTAGCGTAACAAATAAAGTTGTAGCTTTGTTACAGATAATTAAAGATGCTTCTTCTGAAGCTGCTCCATTTACTTGGATTGTTGATGAACTAAACGCTGCCTTACTGATATTAACAGAACCAGTACCTTTAGCAGAAATTTCTAAATTAACATTGGCATCCGAACCTACCACATTAAGCTCGGGACCAGTCCCGGCCGCTGCATTGGCAATTGAAAGATTATTAACCGCACTGGCTGTTGCTGTTACAGATACAAGACCTGCACCAGCTTGATCATTAATGCTGGTTCCGACTCTTGGAGTTGTAAGAACAGGGCTTGTTAGTTCTTTATTAGTTAGTGTTTGAGCATGATCTTTGAATACAAATTCATCATCTCCAGTTAACAGTGGTAGTGATATTTCTCTGTTTGCTGCTAATTCTTCTACACCTAAAATATACTGATGATCAGATGATGCATCATTAATCTGAGGTGTGGTTAATATTGATGATGTTAATGTTTTGTTAGTTAATGTTTGGCTAGCTGTATCTAAAACTATCGTTCCTGTAGCATCGGGTAGTGTAGCAATTCGATCAGCAGTAGGATCGACTACAACCAAACTTGTTTCAAAATTATCGTCTGTAGCACCTTCAAAGACAACACCTGACGCACCAGCGGCAATAGCACCTGTTAATGTACTACTGTCTCCACCAAGTTTTTGATATAGCTCATTGAAATTGGCATTAATTTTTGTACCAGCTTGTCTGAGTGTATCACCTGTACCATCATTTGCTGTAGTACCCAGATTCAAATTTTGACGCGTCATTACGTACCTCTAAATTTCTTTAACTGTATTTATATGTTTAAAACGAGACATTTGTCATGTTTACGTCTAGATTTAATGGCTTGTGAGAACTATAAGGCCAGTAAGCAATCCTGTTATTACCGTCCATTAAATTTCTACCATTATTGAAGTATGTTGTGTTGTTTGTATCTCCAACATACAACAATCCTGTCTTAGCGTTATTTATGACCCATTGTCTAACTTGTGCCGGAGTCATACCTGGATTCATTTGTAATAGAAGAGCACACATACCTGCAACCTGTGGAGCAGCCATACTTGTTCCAGTATAGTTAAGATACGTTGTACTACTACTAGCACCACTACTGACGATATTTGTTCCTGCAGCCCAGACATCTACACGAGGACCTTTTTCACTAGATTGAATACTTGCCTCTTTATCATTAGGAGTAGTACCTTCTAACTGAGCATCCATGTTACCAACAACAATTGTAT